ATGGCATCGGCAAGCCCATCCGCAAGGTCGCTCGTGAACCGTTGGCTCGCGCGCTCCGCCTCCATCAACTCGTCGCCGGTTCGTTTGGCCCAGCCGGCCAATTCCTCCATGGACATATTGGCCAGGGAACTGTCCTCGGCCAGCGCCGCCATCGCCTCCTGCCCATCCTCCAGTACCTTGATAGGCTCGGGCGCGATCTGAGCGATTTCATCCTTGATCCGCTTCTCGCGCTCCTTTGCGGTTTCGCCCGGCCGCATCGATCGGGTCCTGCCGCCGCCGCCTCCACTTGTGGCGAAGACGGGCAGGCCTCCGCTTGAGGGCGCGGATGCCCCGAACCCGAGCCCGGCCAGGAGAGAGGATGGTTGCGCTGCCGGCCCCGCCTGCTCGCGGCGCATACGCTCGATTTCATGGAGAAGCTCCCGACGGCGAGACAGGAGCGTCTGATACTGGGGGAGCTTCTGCATCCCTGGCGAGCGCTGATAGGGCTCAAGCGCACGGGAATTAGCCGCCAGTTGCTGGTTGAGGCCACCTTGGGTGTTACGCGCCGCATAACCCCACCCGGCCATCCCGCCGAGATAGGCCCCGCCCGCAGCGCCGAGAGGGCCAAACCGGGCGCCTATCGCCCCGCCTGACAGCGCGCCAAGGATCGCCGCGGCCCGCTCGGGATTGCTGCCGAGGAACTGCGCCACGCTGGATGCGAGCTGAGAGAGGGAGTTCGCGAGCACGACGATGCTCGTTGCGTTTTCGGCGACTGTCTTGGCGAGGCGGGCCTCGAGTTGCTGGCGGACCATGGCGAGCTTGTCAGCGGCCTCATCGGCCTGGCCGATCAGCTTGTCTGAAAGCACAAGCCCGGCCCGCTCCGCCTCGTCGGCGAGCGCCCCCACCCCACGCGCGCCCTGCGTCAGCAGCGGGTCGAGCTTTTGTCCCGCACGGCCAAACAGATCGACTTCGACCCGCGCGCGCGATGCCGGATCCTTGATGCGGGCGAGAGCATCGGCGATGCGCGGGATGATCTGTCCGGCGCTGAGCACCTTGCCGTTCGCATCAGTCAGCGAGACGCCAAGCTCGCGGAAGGTCATCACCGCAGCCTTGTTGCCCGCGAGCGCCTCGCCCATCGTCCGGGTGAGCTTCTGCAGGCCGGCGTCCATTTCCTCTTGGGTCAGCCCAACCTGCGAGGCGGCGAAGCGATAGACCTGCAACTCGCGCGTAGTGACGCCAAGCTGCTGCGCGACCTCGCCGAGCGACGAGGCATAATCGAGCGCTCGCTTGCCCGCCGCGACGAGCGCGCCGCCCGCGATGAGTCCGGACACCGCTTCGAAACCCGTCCTGATGCGGCCGAGGTGCCCCTCTATCGCCTTCGACGACTTCGCCGTCTGGTCGACTGCCTTGCGCAGCCCGACGACGAAGGACGAGGATTCGAGGGTGAGCGAGGTGTAGAGACTGCCGACCTGCGCCATGCCTACCTCCTTCGGCGCGCGATGCGCGCGGCCTTCTTCGCTTCACGCTCGATACCATCGCGCAAGCCGCCGATCTGCTTGCCGAGCAGCAATTCGCGCAGGGATTCGACGATCGGGCGGAACCACGGCTGCGCCGGCATCCTGACCGTCCCGAACTCAAGGAAATTGCCCCAAAAGGCGTTCCCCGTGGTGACGTTCATCGTGATGTGGCCCTGGTTGCGGGCGCGCTGGCGGCGGATGCGGATATTGTCGCGCAAGTGCCCATAATTCTTCGCTCGTTTCTTCTCGCGCGGATCATAGGGGGCGGCCTGGATAAGCTCGGACTGAAGCAGCCTTGCGGCCTCCCGGTTCGCGCGGACGCCGATCCTCGTGGAAACCTCGACGCCGAGCTGCTCGAACGCCGCCTTCAACTCAGACACGCCCTCGACCTTGACGCGATCGACCTTCGCCACCGTCACCGCCCTTTCAACGCCCGTTTCCACAACCGCATCGAATGCATCATCTGCTCGGGGGACTGGCGGGCCTGCGCCCGCTGCCGGTCTCCACTCAAGTCCGCGAGCTTCGGAAACCGGCGCGGGTTCCACTGCGACAGTGCGCCGGAGTGCCATGCGAGCCACGCATTCTCGCGATGGCGCTGCTGCGCCGCCTCAACCCTGCCATCCATCACCGCGGCGAATGTGCGCGGCGTCTGCCGCCAGAAGGATTCTGGATCGAGCCCTTCACCAACCCATCGGCTCAACCAGCCGAGGACTTCCCATCCGCCGCCTTCCGAGGGTTTTTCGTAGCGCCCTCGCTCGCCGGAAACGCACCCGCCAGCGCCTTGCGCATCGCATCGGCCGCAATTTTCGTGGTCGCCACCGCGATGATCTCACCTGCCTCGATGAGACCGCAAGGATGGTGCCGCTGGAGCCCAGCCCATACGACCGCGCGCAGCACCTTGAGGCTGGCGCCAGTCTCAAGATGACCGAGCAGTTCACCGATGGGGAGACCGGACGCGTCCTCAGCCTCGCACAACGCGTTGATGTCATAAGCGAGGGTGTAGCTCTGATCGCCGGCCTTGAACGATGCCTCGCCGCGAAGAGGGTTCGCCATTACGCGCTAGGCCCCTGCGTCAGCGCGCCGCTCACCTTGAGGGTAGCCGAGAAGGTCTGCTTGCCGTCCACCTCGAACCCGTCCGGGCCGTAACTGGTGACGATGCAGCTCCCCTCGATATCCTCGGTGCCGGACGCCGCCTTGGCGACGATCTCGAACGCGCGGACATCGCCATCGGCAAGCGCGTCGAGCATCAGGTCATCGGAGGCGGAGCCTGCGACATAATTGCCCTGGATGGTGATCTCGCCCGGGTCATAGGTGCCGTCGCCGATATAGGTCTTGGCGCCGCCGGCGGTATCGTGGGCGGTCGTCTCAATGGTCGCACGCGACTGCTGCGGCGGAGAGACGCTGAACACTTCAGAGACCGTGGTGAGAGTGGAGCCATTGTGCAGCTTGAAAACTGCACCGAACGAGGTCTTCGCCATCATTGTCTCCTATGCGGCGGCTGCGTGGTAGATGTGGAAATCCAGCGAGGTCCGGTGGACGAGAAGGCCGCTGGCGTCCTCCTCTGGATCGAAATCGATACGCGAGATCAGCTTGGCGTGATCGAAGGAGACGCCCCCCTCGGTCGCGCCGGGCTCCAGTTCATCGATCAGAGCGGCGCGCACCGCATCGACCTGCCCGGGCGAAGCCCCCCAGATATCGAACTGCACGCGCGGCCTCTCCAGATCGTCTGCCGCGCCATGATGATAGGCACGGCCTTGGTCGATGACCTTGAACGAGATCGACGGCAGCGGATCGCCCTGCGGCCGCCACATCCGATAGACTCGGCCGCCCACAAGGCCGGCAATGGCCGCGTTTGCGAGCCTGTCCCGCAGCGCCGCCGTCATGCTCGCCATCGCTTACAGCGACACGCCGCTGGGCTGGATGTCGACGTTCAGCGCCGTCGTGGATGTCGCCATGCCGATGAGGACGGAATACTCGCCCGACCCGATGTCCGCGACGGGGCAGATACCACCCGGCGTATCGGATAGATAATAACCGACGCCTGCCGTGATGGTCGCGCCGATGGTGATCGAGCCCGACTTGAGAATGGCGATGGGCTGGTTGATCGCGCCGCCGTTCAACGCAATGCCACGGGGCGCGCGAGCCGCTGCCGTCGCAGAATTGCTGTCGGCGAGCAGATATTTGCCCGTCGTGCTGTCGCGATAGACAACCTGCCCGGCGGTGATCGTAGCGCCGGCCGTGCCATGCTCGATGCCATCGGTTGAGCCAGCGACCACATTCGCCGCGGTGATTGTGATATCAGCCATCGTGTTCCTCCTTCATCCCGTCAATCCGCCCCGGCGCGCGCCGATATCTCGAGCCCTTCGCGTCGGCCGATCTCCATCACACTCAGGATCGCCCAGGTTTTCCCCGCGTAGCTGATCCGGTCCTTCGGGTTCACGTCGGCCACCAAGCTCGAATAGCGGATGCGAAAGACCATCATGGCCTGCGCCGCGATCTCAGCGTTAACGAGACGCTCCGATCCTGGTGCTGGCCACGCGCTGGCCCATGCCACCGCCAGATCGGTCCACTGCGGCAGCGGATCGCCATACTGATCTTCGACAGACTGGAAGCGCTGGATCGTTATCCGCCGGTCGAGCTTGCCTGCGTCGATCAGTTTGCCCATCAGAACGCGTACCGCCGATACGGCGCGAGCAGCGACTTCACCACCTCCGGCCAGGCACTCTCGCCTCGATTGTCGAACCATCCCGAGACAAGGAACTGGAGCGCAAGGCGAACCGGCTCTGGCGCGGCGTTGATGTCGCCATAGCCCACCACCGCCGTGATCGTGACCGCCGCCGGGCTCGCATAGACGCCTGGCCAGCTTTCCCCATCCGCGCGGCTGAGCATCGGCGCCAGGCCGAACAGATGCGTCTCATAGACATCGCTCGAAAGCGTCTGGCTCGCTCCATCCACATCGAGATATTCGACCGTCACCGACTGCACCGGCGCTATCGGCAGATAGAGCGCATCGCAGAAACCGGCACGACGGAGCTTCACCGTTTGCGTGACGAGCCGAATCCCCGTCACATCTTCGATCGACTGCCGCGCCGCGATCATGAGGCCGAGCAGCGTCGAATCCTGGTCCGATCCGTCGATCCGGCACCATTCGCGAAGCTGCCCCATCGTGATCGGCTCGGATGCCGGCGCGACCGTCGTCTCGATCGGGAGCCACGTCATTCACTCGTCTCCACCGATCCAATCCGAACGCTCACCGTGCGAACGTCCGTCCTGCCCTGGCTCGTCGTGATCGTGTTGGTCAGTTCATAGACGTGGCGGAACAACCCATCCTCGACGATGCAGCTCGTCGTCGCGCTGCTGATCGCGGGGGTACCGACCTTCACGGCAAGCCCGCCAGTTTCCACCGGCGATACCACCCATGTCGACGTGCTGATCGTCTCACCGTCCGCCAGGGTCCATTCGATAGGGAAATCCAGCTCGGAGCCTGGGGCCTTGAGGTGCATTACAGTCTCCGTGCCCGCGTCAATCTCGATCCGCCCGCCGCCGTAGCCCTTCCGCCAAACGCTCGCGTCGTGCGCGTCGCGCTGGGCAGGTAGGGTGATACCGATTGGCCGGCCGCCGCCAGCGTCACAATACCGATCGCCGCTGCTGCCTCCGCGCTGATCGGAAGCACACCCACCGCCGATGCCGTCACCGGATCAAGGGTGATCGCCGCCCCTCCCGCGACAGGAAGGCTTCCAGCGCCCGATACCGTGATCGCCCCAAGCGTTGCCGCAGCATGGCCGTCGATCGGGATCGTGCCCGCCGACGACAGGCTGATCGTTCCAATGCCCTGCGCGAGTGAGCCCGTAAGGTTCTGCCCGCCCTCTGCCGCGAGGCCGATCGCACCGATGGGTGCCGCCAAACCGCCAGCAAGAGCCAGTTGACCGGCCCCAGACAGTCCGACAGCACCAATCGACCCCGACAGTGCGCCGCCGATCGCCAACACGCCAGACGCCGAAAGAGACACCGCCCCAAGGCTGGCGGATGACTGCCCGGTGAGCGCCAAGGCGCCAGCGCCGGACAGCGCCACGCTTCCGATTGAAGCCGTGGCGGAGCCTGCTATCGCGGCCGTCCCCGCAGCCGAAATGGCAACGGTGCCGATGCTCGCCGATGTCGTGCCCGCGATGGCGAGCGCGCCGGTCGCCGAGGCCGTTATCCCACCAACGGTGACCGACGCTTCGCCGGTAATGCCCGATGCCGCGGCGACGGCGGCGAGCATTGGTCCGAAGCCATGATCGTTCGCAACGCGAAGGCGATCGATGTTCTTCTTTGTGCCGATGGTGGTGCATGGCATCCGGAAGCCCCGGACATTGCCCTGCGCCGCCTTCATCGGCACCCATTCCTGAAAGATGTCAGGCCTGATCTGGCAGGGAGGCGTCCCCTTGAACAGCGCCACGGCCTGCGCCTTGGTGAGCCGCCCATTCCAGCAGGCGAAATCCTCGATCAGTCCATCCCAGCCGCGATTGGTCGTCTGGTTGTTGCCGATGTGCCACTTGCTGACAGTCGTCGCCGTAGGTGTGCCGGACGGAGACTGATTGGTGGTGACGGATGCCGCGACGCCGTTGATATAGACCGTGGGCGCAGCGGTCGAATTGCTGTCCCACATCATCACCGTGTGAACCCATACGCCGGTCGATGCGGAACTTTGCGCCGACCACTCCCACTGCCCGCTCGTCGTCGAATAATTGCGCTGGAAGCGCATATTCGGCGAACTGAAATAAAGTTGATGGTCACCGTTCGCCGTATCGGAGGCAAAGACGCGCCCCAGACTATTCCCGCCGGCCCCGCGGCGATTGTACCAGAACGCCACCGTCTGGATGGAGCCCGGCGTGAATGAGCCGGTGCTGACCCTATCCGTGGTGCCGACGCCGAGCGTCGAGAAGAAGCCCCGCGACACCTATGCGCTCTGCGCCAGAATGCCTTGATAATGAAGCGAGTGATTGCCCCCGGTCGAATCGAGGGCCGCCCCGGACTGGTTTTCGATGACCAAGCCCCATTTCGCCGGTATGCCCCCATAGCCGAACGCACGGGCGAGATTGAACGTGCCGGTGAAGGTCGTGCCGTTCGCGTTCATCGTGATCGCGCCAAGGAAGGCCAGGTTGGTCTTTTCGCCCGAATAGGCGGCGTCGGATCCAGTCGCCCCGGATGTGTAGGTCGTGCCGCCGTCCGCCGTGGCATAGGCGTAGACGTTGACGAAACCGGTCGAAGAGGTACCGGCAGCGTTCGACTTGAGCTTGGCCGTCACGATAACGTCCATGAACAAGTCGGTGGTGTTATCGACAACGGTGGATTCGCGCGAGGACGTCGAGCCGAGCGAGGCAACCGTGCAGGTGATGGCCTGGTTGCCGGTGCCGAACTTCTGCTTGATGTCGCCCACCGGATCAGGCCCCCGGCGCGGTCAGCGTGAAGGTCGAGATGGTGAACGACTGGCCAGCCGCGAAACTGGTATTATCGACGGTCAGGTCGCCACCGCCGCCGGTCGCCGTCACGGTGCCCTGCCAGTGGCACGTGGTTCCATCCGAGGCGTAGAGCCGGAAGTGCGCCGCCGTGCCCGTAGCGTCGGCCGAAGCGTCCTGCCACGTCCCGGACTTGGCCTTGGAGCCACCGGATGCCGCCGCCATCCAGTCGGACGGAAGGCTGAGCGTGGCAAGGACCGTGCCGCTATCCGCAGTGCCGCAATTCGCAGGCGCGGCGCCGGTCCTGATCTTGAGCACCGCCGACGTGCCGATCGCCGTCTCGATCGCATCGAGCAGCGCGTTACGCACTGCGTCGGAGAATTGAAGGGCCATCTAAGCCTCGCGAAAATATGGGCCGCCGCGAACGACGGCCCAGGTTGGCCCGCAGGAGAGGTCGCGGGTTAGGCTACGAGCACGTGGAAAACGCCGGTCTTGGCGTTCCCGCCCTGCGCCAGCACGATCTTCACGCGGTCATTCGCGAGCGCGATCCTGTCCTGAACGGCGGTGCCGCCGGCTGCGAACAAAGCCGCGGTGCCAGCAGCGTCCGAGGTCGCGACACGCGGGTTCGCCACGAAGGCTGCAGAGACGTTCGTCCTGGAGGCGAGCGACTGCCCCGTCGCCTCCGACGTGATGGTCATGTCGACCGTGTTATCGTAAGGCGTCGTACCATCGGGAACATAATGGACGGCATAGAGCAGCCCGGAGAGGCGCGGGGTGTATGCTGTCGCCGAGCCATCGGCGGCGGTCGTGACGGAAACCTTGTAACGCTTCATGGTGTTTCTCCTTGAGCGGCGCTCGCGCGCCTATCTGGACTTGCGCCCGGTGGCGGCCTTGTTCGCGGCAGCCGCGCCTTCGGCCTTGTTCGCATGATCAGGCTCAGCCTTCGCTGCCGGCTCAGGGGCCGGCCCGATGGGCTCAAGAACATGCGGGATTAGATGCTTGACCTCGGTCTCCAGCGCCGTACGCGTGTCGCCCACATTGTAGAGGCGATCTCCGTCATGGCGCCGAACGACGCGATATTCGGTCATCTTGCTCATGATGAACTCCTTGCCCGGCGGACATCAGCCCGCCGGGTCAATGAGGAAGCGGTCAGGCGGCGAGCGCGGTGTCGAAGTCGCCGTAGATGAACGCTTCCGGGCGATAGACCGCGAGGGCCAGACGCTCTTCGGCGAGGATCGTGACGAGGTTTTTGATGAAGTCGTCCTCGTTCTCGGTCGCCAGTTCGACGCGCGCCGACCAACGATCGAAAACCTGCGCACCGAGCTTGAACGCCCCAGTCAGGAATTTCCGAACCGTGATTGCCTGCGTCGCCACCACAGGGAGCCCCCAGAGCGTCGGCTGCGTGGTGCCCTGCGGATTGCCGATGATATACCGGCCGTCCGCGTCCTTGAGCGTTTCGATGGTCGCCCAGTCGGTCGGGTGCATGACGTGCCCGGTGGCCGGATATTCCGCGAGAACCGCCTGCAGCATCGCCAGCCGGAGCACGTCGATGATGTTGAGGTCCGCAATCGTGACCGGCGCCGAGAAGGCGGTCGCCTGCGGGATGATCCCGTAGAGGTTCTGGCCGGTGTTATCGCCGTTGAGGAGTTGGGTTTCCTCCTTGTAGGCGAGGCCGTACAGAAGCCGCTCGTCGATGACCGAGCGCAGCTGCGAGATGTCGTCCATCACCTGGCGCGAAGCCTTCATGTAATGGGCGATCACCTTGGCGCTGGTCGTATACAGCTCGAACTTGATGTCCGAGGCTGGCTTCGCAGCACCTTCCGCAACCATGCCGGCGCTGTTCGTGAAGCCAGTCTCCTTCACATATTCGAGCGTGTTGCCGTCCATGCGGCCCTGAGAAATCAGGTCGCGAACGGTCATACGCCTGTTGGGGAGAAGCCGGATACCAGGCAGGCGGGTGTTGTCGATCGCGTCGCCCACCGAACCGGCCGCGTCGGTCGTGAGCGAGGTCAGGGTGGCCTTCGTCTCAAACGACGCCTTGCCACGGAACGAACTGCCCTGGGCAAGCATGTTCTTCGCCGCGTCGGATTCCGCGAACCGATCGCCGAGCGTCTTGTTCTCGGGATTCTCCCGCTTCATCGAGGCGACCATCTTCTGCTCAAGTTCTTCGACCTGGCCCTTGATGGTGTTCATGACGATCAGGTGCTCGTCGGCCTTCTCCTTGAGGGAGGTCGACAGTTCCTCGCCACTCTTGGCCTTGCCCAGCGCCTCTTCGGCGATGGCCTTGACCGCATCGACAGCCTTGTTGAAGTCAGCCTTGATTTCGCCGGCAAGCTGCTCGGCGCTCTTCTGTTCAGACATAACAAATCCCTTATGAGTGAGTTAGTTGGGCGAATGCGCCCCAAGAGCCGCAAGGAACCTTGCGGCTTCGTCGGATGCACTGCCGGACTCACTCCGGAGCAGATGCAAGAACCCTTTGCCGGCGATCACCGAGCGCTGGGATTTCGAGAACCCTGCCTCACGCAGGATGTCATCGAATTGGTCGAGCGAAGGCACGCCCCCGCTTTCGAGTAGGGTTTTCACGGTCGTCACCCGCGCCTCAATGTTCATCGGCATGGTGACAAGACTGATCTCCCGGAGATCGATCTTTTTCAGGCGGGTGACGCGGCGCTTATCGTCAGGCTCCGCGCCGCCGGGCGGGATGGCATAGCCGATCGACATGCCACCAAGAGCCTTAGCCTTGAGAAGCGCGTGCGCCCGCTTGGCCAGTGGATCCGCCTCCACAAGAAGCTGGCCCTGCACGAACAAGCCCTTCGCATCTTCGGCGATGTCCTTCCAGACGCCGATGGGCTCGCGGTGGTCGTGCTGCCAGAGCATCGGAATACTCCGGCCATCCTTCTTGGCCTTGACCACGCTCTCGATGAACGCGCCGGGCTCAACCACGTCACCACCTTGGTCGACGTTCCCGAACGTGGAGGCGTAGCCCTCAAACTCTCCGGTCTCCTTGAGCGCCTTCGTTTCCAGCGAGAAATCGAAATGCTTCACTGCGGGCCTCCCGCCGGCATCTGGCCAGCCTCGGTGATCGGGACATTCTGCATCTGCATGCGCGGCACATCACCACCTTCGACCGGCGGCAGATTCTCGCGACGGCGCACCTCGTTGATCGTCAGCCATCCATTCTGGAGGCCGCTAGCGTGGAAATCGGCGCGGGTCTTGCTATCGCCGCGCAGTAAGCCCTCGACATTGAACTCGATCGATATTCCTTCCGCCCGGTCCCGAGGTGTCAGCAGGTATTTCTCCAGCGCTTGCTCGATCCGTTTGAGCCGCCGGCGCATCGTGTATTGCACAAAACCGATCGTCTGCTGCTCAATCCCAGTGCCCCAGCTCGTCGACTTCTCGGTATGGCCGATCATGTGCGGCGGGACGCCGAACAGGCGGGCCACCTCCTCGATCGAGAAGGCGCGCGATTCGAGCATCTGCGCGTCTTCCGGGTTGATCGTGAGTTGCTGCCAGTCGACGCCGCCCTCAAGCACCATCGGCCGCCCCGCGTTGACCGAGCCGACGAACTTCTCCGTCATGCGGCTTTCCGCAAGCTGGCGCTGCTCAGGCTTGAGCCATTCCTTGAACTTCAACACCCCGGAAGGGCGCGCGCCGTTGGCGAATGTCGCATCCGCCGCCCGATCGACCGCGAGGGCCAGACCGAACACGCGCCGGCCGTGTGTGAGCGTCGACAAGCCGCCTTCCGGAGCGCCGCCGAAACCTCGGATATGCAGTATCCGGCCGGCGTCGATCAGTTCACCCTTGCGCCGATATTCAAGCGGCCCGCCTTCCCGGCGACTTACATTCAGGTCGTCCCAGGCCAGTGGCGTCAACGCCAGAACACGCCCATCGCCAGCGCGGTCTATCTCAGCTACCGCGTTGCCCTTCAATTCCAGGGACGCGAATGCCCCCTCCCAGAAATCGACAGCTGTCTGCTCAGCATTCGGGCTGTCATGCAGCACCCGGTAGAGCGGGTGGTCGGTCGCCGTCTCGCGCCGATCCCCGCGCATCCGGTAAACCATCAGCGGAAGCGTCGCGCCTGTGCCGGCGATCAGGTTCACACACGCCCACACTGCCGATAGCGACAGCGCGGCTGTGCCGCCCGCCGCAAAGCGATCATCGAACTCCGCAAGCGTCACCTTGTTAGTGACAAGATTATTCCCGTCCTGCCGCCCCGGCCATATCCCGGTAGACAGCCACCAGGCCGTCTTCATGAAGAGGTTCACGCGGCTAAGCTCGACAGCCAGTCGTCGATCGAGCCGCTGCTGCCGCCACCCGCCATCGCCTCAACCCCTTCCGCCATCGCCAAGGCCACCAGCCCGTCGATCCGCCCAGTCGCCTTCGCCTTGTCGAGTTTCCTGTTCCCCGCCGGGTCCGAAACCGCCACCGCATTGGCAGCGCACATCGCCAGCACCGGGTTGCCGCCGTGTCGAATGCGCTCGATCAGCAAATCTGCCTCAAGAGCATCGATCGCAGGGCTCATTGAGCGATACCCCTGCCCAAACGGTTCCAGCGGCAGCACAACACCGGCCGCTTCCAATTCCTTCTGCAATCGGTCCATGCGCCAGTGGTCAAAGCCCAGCTTCACAAGATCGAGCCCACCGCAAATCTCGCCGATGTCTCGCGCGACGAAAGCGTAATCGATCACCTTGCCCGGGGTCGTCCGAATGAAACCCTGTCGCACCCACACATCATAGGGCGCACGATCGCGCTTCGCCGCGTCCTGAACCGAATCTTCCGGCATCCAGAAATGGGCATGGACGTTCAGAACGTCGTCGCGCCGGTTGGTCAGCACCAGAGCGGTCAAGTCCGTCGTCGCCGAAAGATCAAGGCCGCCATAGACGGAGCCGAAGATTTCCCCGACCGCGCCGTTACCGGCCTTCCACACGGCCGGGGAAACGAATGCCGAAACCATGTTGACGCGTTGGTTCAGGTACAGATTGCGGAAGCTGTTCTCGAACGACGGCATTCGCGCCGCCTTCTCCGCCGTCTGCTCCAGCTCAACCAACGACCGGAACGTCCCGAGAGCTGGATTCGCCCGTTCCCAGCCCTTCCGATCCATCACCTCCGCATCTTCGCCGGCCGTGTAGACATGGCAGACCGTATGCGGATCCTCGCTCCTTACCGCGTCGTCGATCCACACCGACAGCATATCGGCATCGGTCGGCGCCTGCGTCGAAATGACGAGTTGCAGACCGTCGTCGTAAGCACCTTGCGCTGTCTCCAGCGCCTCGACGAAGGAGTCAGTCGGCCCCTTCACCTGTCCCAGCTCGTCAAGGATCACGACCACCGGACTCAATCCGTGGGCCGTTTTCCCCTCCGCCGCGAGAGCCTTGTATTCGACGTTCATCGGCAAGCCGATCAGCCGCTTTCCAGACGGTATCACCCGGACGATCTTGCTCAATTCAGGCGAGAACTGGACCATTTTCCAGGCGAGGTTGAACACCAGCGCCGCCTGGTCTCGCGATCTCGCCCCAGAGACAATCTGCGCGTTCTGTCTTGCTTCCGGCCCGACGATATGCGCCAGCACCATCGCCGCGATCAAGCCGGACTTGCCGTTCTTCCTCGCGATCGACAATATGCCGCGGCGCGTTCCGGCCGGATTGTCGTAGACCTCGCGGATGAACCGCTTCTGGAATTCCTCCAACTTGAGCGGCTGGCCTACGCGCATCCCCTCTGGGACAACGCAAAACCGTTCGACAAATGCAATAACCCGGTCGCCTCGGGTCACTGGAGAATTGGCCTCGCGATCAAGTCGTCATCCATCGGATTCGCCGCCTCGATCGCCTTCGCCATGGCTCTGCGCGGGCCGACTTTTTCAGCCTCGCCACCGCGCGCGCGCGCATGAAGCGACAGACTGCGGCGGGTCGCCAATATCCGGTTTCCAATTGCTACCAACACATTCGACCGAGGGTTCGCCTTCCCCTCCACGACTTCACCCTCTGAGCGGATAAGCCGCCTATTACGCTCAGCGTCCGACATGTCACGCGCGAGCATCGCCGCTAACTCAAGCTGGTGGTCGGTCCATTCCGACCGCGCGAACTCAGCCACGACACTCGCCCAGAACGGCAGATCGCATTCGTCGAGCTGAACATGCGCCGGAGGAACAATCTCGCGCGCAGCCTTCGCCATTACCTCGACAGCGGCCGTGACGGAATTGATCGGTTGACGCTTCGCCATAAAAACTCACTTCGCAATACTTCGGAGCTTGGGCGGCGGTTTCCAGTGCCATCATCTCAAAGTTTCGACCCGCCCCCCCCGTCACTCGACCGGCCATCCATCAGCGGCAATACGCCGCTTCACCCTCGGCACCGTTCTACCTTGAGCCCTCGCACTCTCCGCCGCTGTCTTCTCGTCATGATGGAGCTTGCACATGCCAGCCCAGTTGGATCGCTCGTCTGTACCGCCATCAGCCAGTGGGCGAATGTGGTCGACGACCACACTGGTGCTGTCCTTGTTGACCCTGCCTGTCCTGATGCATTCGCGGCAGATCGGCTCTTCAGCCAAGACCTGCTCGCGGATCTTCATCCACCGTCGACCGCGGATTCGGTTGGGTGATGCGCCTTGCCAGGTCACGGCAGGATGAACTTAGGGCGAGTTTCAGAAATCCCGTCGAGACGCTGCTGCGTCCGTCCGGTCATCGGGAGCCTGATCAGGGGGCAGTGCCGCACTTGGCCAATCAGGCTGCCAAGCCCGTCACTAACGCAACAGGCTGAGGACTCTTTGCCTCACTTTCTGGCAAAAGCCAAGTATCTATTTTGATGGTGAGCCTGCCGCCGAAGCAAAGCACAGTCTGCCTTGTGTTGCTCTGCTGAACCACCCCGTACATTCCAGCGAAACCGCCCTGGCCCATGCGCACCACATCGCCGGGGCTGAACGACCGCTTCGTGTCTGGTGCGGATATCCGGCGCTCTTCCGCGCGTAGTGGCTCGATATCACGGTCAGCAATCAATGGAATGCGGCCGAGGTATCGGAAAACGCTGAAATCCGCGTGAGGGCTGGTTGGATTGAAGGATTCGGCCAATAGGCCAGCGATCTGGCTTGCTCGCGCGAAAACAAAGGTCGGCATGAGCGGCACCTTGATCTTCACCCTATCCGGCTTGCGTGGCACGCGGCGGCGCTCGAAAATAACAGGTGTCCACACTTCGAAACCTGCCATGTCCAGAGACGCCGCAAGCGGGATCGTATTTCGCCCGGAAGTGCGAAGAATGAACCAGTCGCTCATCTAACTACCCCTCAGTCCTCCGCTAGAGCTTGGTCGATTGCTGCTTGCCAGTCGTTCGGCATGGTTTGGTCCCTTTAGGCTGCGCGGTTGATGTAGCGAGTGCCGTCTTCCAGCGCCGAGACGAAATATGGCTTGTCGCTGGCCCGAACCCAGTGAAACGAGTTCAGAAACTCGCAGTGATCGTCCACGGACCTGGAATGCGGGACCGGGCGATTGCCGGTCATCAGCGGGTTATCTCGCGCCATCGTAGCTGCCTTCTATCAATTTTGTGAATGACTTAGGCTGAAGGAAGAAATCAAAATCGGCCTTCCACCCTCGCCCGTTCTCGCCGAGAAGGAACGGGCTGCGCGGCACGGCGTCGATTGCTTCAGTGAAGTCCTCAAGCGGGTGCTCTCGGATCATGGTCCTCAGCCGCTTCGTTCTGGTCGGGGTGAGTTTCTTGACGATGGGTAGGCCGCGAGGAGCAGCCATCTCGTTCCACGCCTCCACGACGTGTTCCGGCCTCAAAACAGGATCGGCTGGGGGAGTATCCTCGTTAGAGGATACAGGGGTTAAAGGTTCAAGAACAGTATCCGTGTCCCGTTTTTGGGACTGTTTCGCGGGAAAATCGGTACTGTTCCGTTTTCGGGACTGTTCCGTTTTCGGGACCGTTGACATCTCCAGGCGATAAACCTTGATTTGGCAGGTTTTCCCAGCCCTCTCGCCTGTGTCTTGAAGGACGCCATCAGATTCAAGCTGGCTAACGGCTGAAATGATCGTCTTGCGGTTCAGACTGGTAAACTCACACAGCCACGGGATCGATGGATAGGCGCAGCCGGTTTCTTCGTTGTGCCTATCCGCATAAGCGAACAGGACGAGTTTTATCGCCGCGCTTTGAGCCCGGTATTTTGATGCCCAAGCGAGCGCGGAAAAGCTCATGCGCCTACCCACTCCCCTACCTGGGCAGCACAGCCGCGAGCGTCTCGGTGTATTTCCGATCCTGAGAAACGCATCACGAATATGTCATTTGCCGCGAACCATCGGTCCCGACGGCGATCACGGTCGATTTGCGTTTCGCTGCCGTGAAATTCGCGGCCATCACATTCAACGATGAGCCTACGCCTAACCTCTCGGCGGCGATCATCGATCAGAATGTCAGCCCTATATGGACCGATCGCAGCCTGCGGCTTGACCTTCACACGCGTAATCTCATGGAAGTCGAGCCAGCCCTTTATGGCCTGGAGCATCTTCTTCTCGATCGGGCTTTCCGTGGCCGCGTCGTCTTCGCTCGCCTGTGGCCGGAAGTTTTGGCCGAACCAGCGTTCGCGGTGCATCGATTTGCGGTCGCCTCTGCGCCCCATGCAAGGGGTACGCGGGGCGGATCCGCATTTCGGACAGAATCGTTCCCAAGGATGGCTCACGCCGCCTCCCCGAAATGCTGATATTCTTCGATGTCCCCGCAAGTGCCGTTGTGCGACCAACGCCAGCCCTTCGCAGCCGTGGGTTCGCGCTTCTCTGCGTCTGTGCGGGAGAGGACACGGATGCGGGGACGCACCATGCTTTCAGGCGCTACAGGACATGCTCCGCCTCTGTGGGGGTGCCATTTCAAAACAGGTGCTCCACGACTGGCTTGCTCGGCGCGGCCGGCCGAGCTTTCTTCGCCTGGCGCTCGGCGGCGAAGCGGAGGCGGCGGTCATACGCCTTGCGCTCGGTCTTGGTCATGCCAGCGCATCCTTTCTGCTAGAAAGTTCATCTTGAAGGATTTTCGCAGGAATTTTCGGCAGGAGACCGACGAGAATATTTAAACCAATGGCGCGCTCGAAAGCGCAGCCGATGCCGCTAGAATTGTGACGATTGTTCCATTTCCGGGAGGCGTCTGTTAAACTTTCTCCAGCGCCGCCCCCACCGAAACAGGAAAGGCAGGCAACCTCGTATTCCAATGAACCATCAAGAAACTTTTGCGAAACCATCTTCAGTTCGCCTGAACCGCAAAATGGGCAGTCCTTGAGTTCTGGCGCACGAGTTGTAGCCGTTGGGAGCGGGCGTCTCATCCCAGCACCTCTATGCAGACCTTGCCGCCCTTACAGGGATCGCCAATGTAGGCGCGGGCGTCGAAACGCTGGTCGTTCACCCCCATGGCATCGGCCAGCCCATCCAGGCCTGATTTGAGCCATGCGATCAGATTATCCCGGTCAGGGACGTGCTTCGTCTTGGGGTAGACGGTAATCCGTATGGCTATGTCGCCGTCGCCTCGCGGGGCGCTAAGGTGGGCGCTCTTGGCGATCCAGAATACCTGTTCCCGATAGGCTTTCTTCGCCCGTGCTTTTGCCATGTGATGCGGGCGCGCGTTGGGGTGCAACTCGCGCGGCGGCAGCGGAAGCTCGATGCTGTTCGACGGCTTGGGATCAAGCACCTGCGCGCCTCCGTTTGAGCTGGGCGGCGCGGTTCTTCGCATACAGTTTCGTTTCGAAACTCTCGCGCTTGGCCTTGACGATCCGGGCGAGCTTGCGTTGGGCGAGCCATTGCTTGAGGGTCATGCGGCGCGCCTTTCCTGGACGTAGCGCTCGGCCCAACCCACAGTCGAACGAGGCCTGCCAGTCACGGTATGGAGCCCGAGCTTCACCCTCCAGCGGCGCTCGGTTTCGCGACCGATGCCATAATGGGCGGCGACGGCGGTGCGCGTGCCGAGGCGCTTGGAAACTTCCACGAAATCGGCTGGTATCGGCTTCGGGGGGTGCGCCGAACTCTTGGGCTTGTAGTTTCTCCCCTTCTCGGCAATCCATCGATTGATGACGGCGATGCACGTCGAATAATGCCGCGCAAGCTGATGCTTGGTCATCTCGTTGCAGTAGAGGCCCCAATCGCCCGGAATGGGGCGGCGGGTGTCGATGGCCGCCGGCTTGCCGCCGCGCTTGAGAAAGCGACGGATGCTCTCCGGGTGCCTCTTGACCACAGCGGCTATGGCGTAGAGGTCATGGACCTCCGCCAGCTTGAGGATGCGCGCAGCCTCCATCTCTCCAATGCGCTTCATGCCGCCCTCCGCGCCGGGCAATTGCCCCACTCGCATTTGAGCCGGTGACGGTTGCAGCCGGGGCAGCGATCGGCTTCGGTCTTTACAGGGACGACCCGCAGCGGCTCGATCGTGACCACACGGCCGTTCGATTTCTTGATGTGCGGGCCGCGCATGATGGCGGCGATGTCGCTCATGCATCCCCTCCCCAAATCATCGTCCTCGCGAGGCTGATCGACCGCTGGTAGGCGGACCCGAACCGCATCGAGGCTTCGAGATATTGCCAATATTCTTCGCGGGTCATTTGAGACGGGAGCTTGAAGAGCCAGGGCATTAGGCCACCGCCCGCAGCTTGAGCCGCTCGCGAAGTTGGTCGATATATTGCCCGGCGTCTTCGATGAGGGCGCGGCGCTGGGCTAGCTCAACCTCATCAACCTGATCGTCGTCCTCGGTCGCCTCTTGGAGCGACAGGACGGCCCGCATAAGGGCCGTGACGCCGCGGCGATCCTCGAGACCCCCGGAATCGAGCGGGACGATCTTCATTCCGATCAGCGCCAGCACGTCATTGGCGAAGCGGCCGTTCCAGCGCTCGCAGCCGCGCAGGAACGAGGTCATCGGCATCTCGGCGAGGCCGGTCCGATATTTCTTGCCCTGATCAACGCCCTTGCCGAGGAAGCCGCCAAGCTCCTCGTCGGTCAGATCGTCTTCGCGCTTGATCTCAGTGAGGCTGCCGGCAACGGCGTTAACCAGTTTCGAAGCCGAAATAGTCCGAAATGGAGGGACGATTGTCCGAGCGCTCATCGGTTATTGCCCTTCTCATGAGTACCGAAAACATCAGTGGCGACACGGGCCAGATCCTCCGGCGAGAGACTCTCTGCCTTAGGTTCAGGAGCGTCGGGGAAGTGGCGGGTGAAATAGTCGCCGGGATACTTCCGCTTCTCCCAGGCGTAGATGAGGGCGCACAGGAGAGTGCTCAGCCCGATGGCGGACAGGGCGATGGCGATCTCCCGTGTCATTGACCCCGCCTCCGTTCTGTAGCTTTGCGCTCTGTGGGGATGGTCATGCGGCCTCACCGAGGGCGGCGGCGCTTTCGCTTGCGGGAAAAGGGGGCGTGGCATCCGGCCTGTATGTCGCCATGAAGCGGCGGACTTTGGCTTCGGTCTCAGGCCACACTCGCCGGCCCTCCCTGATCTGACGCACGAAATGACGGTCGCCGAGGGCGAGGTCTCCGAAGCGGGTCGGCGCCATCCCATGGGCCTTCAGGAACGCTTCGATGTCGGAAAGCAGCGGTTTCATGACGCCGCAAAATAGGTGTGATGGCGCACACCGTCAAGGTGTGTTTTATCGCGTCTCGCGCTATCGAGGCGCTGTGTGTGATACGCCACACATGGCCGATGGGTTCGACATAGACGCGGTGCGCGCCTCAATAGAGGTCCTCATGAAGCGGGATGGCATCAAGCGGAAGCCGCTCGCCCAGAAGGCTGGGCTCGGCGAAACCGCTATCCGTGACATCTTCGACCCCAAACGTCAGGACGTGAAGGTCGGAACCCTTCTGAAGCTAGCAGACTTCTTTGGCGTAACCTTGGACGAATTAGCTGGCCGCGAACGGGTTCCCCTCCTTGGACGAGTGGGCGCGGGGGGTGTCATCTTGTTCGAAGAAGACAGTGAACCTGAAACTGTAGAGAGGCCGCCGCTCGGGATGGGGAGGCTCATGGCCCTAGAGGTGGTCGGCGATTCCATGCTTCCAAAATATGAGGCTGGCGACATTGTGTACGTCCGCCGCGACCATGACGGCGTACTGCCCGCTTATCTGGGCGACTACTGCGCGGTCCACACCGCCGACGGCGGAACGTGGCTAAAGATCCTGTCTCCAGGCTCCCAGGCGGGGCGCTACACTCTTCGTTCACTGAATGCGGCCGATATGGAGAACGTTGAGGTCGAATGGGCGTCGCCGGTCCTGTGGGTGATGCCACGTCGGTCTAGGGTGCAGTAAGGGAGGCCGGTATGGTTCGCGCGACGACTTTAGCGATCGCCTTGCTGTGCGCAATAGCCGGTACTGATGCGCGCGCCCGCTGCCTAGATCCAGATGACTCTACCCCCGCCGGGCTGCGGCTTTTGGACGTTGGAGAGCCATGCAAGCGGAGCAATGCTCAATTATCTGAACGACAGAAGATCGAACGGCACGCCGCTGCCGCAAAAGCTCGGGACGCTATATGGGCAACTCAGGTTGAGTACCTGTCATTGCGGCCGGGAATGCCATATTTATCCGTTGAAAGCATTATCGGATTCGCGGGCATCGAACAGTCGAGAACGGACATCTATGGCGTCAGTTCTGTTTATTATATTTGGTCCAATCCAGACACCTCCTATTTGATCGTCAATTTTCAGAACGACAAACTGGTTTCAAAATCACAGAACGGCCTCCCATGATCCTCGTCCCCACCACCATCTGCGGCAACCGATCGCAGCAAGGGGAGCCCTATATCTGCATCCGTGAGAAGGGGCATGAGGGCCTGTGCCGCTATGAGCGTGAGGCCAAGGTTTGGGTGGAGGTGCCGCGCTTGCCGAGCATCTGCGTAGCGAGCTTTTGAAGCTGGCGGGGATGGCGGAGCGAGGCTCGGTTTTGCCTTAATTGGAGAGCAAGCGTTTCGGTGCTAAGGGCTGATTCGATTGGAGGCGAACGTGACTGAAATCCTGAACCATCCCGTGTATTTCACGGAGCTGGAAGACGGGACCTTCCTGGCGCTGTCGATCCAGCGGCCGTGGTTCTGCGTTTCCGGCGGGACGCTCGATTTGGCGCGCGCCAAGGCGCAGCGGGCGCTTGCTCTCTATGAGAGCCGGAAGCCGACGATCAAGCCATACCGCCAAGAGAAGACCATCACCCCCTTCGCCCCGGTGCGCGTCGAGAACCTGCGGGCGGAAGCACTGGATGCATAGGGCGCATCGGTTCATCTTCACTGTTGACCACATGACGGACGAGCAACTCAGCTTTTTCGGCTGGGTTGCCGTCGAGGAGTGGCCGGACTTCAAACTCTATCGCCGTATGCACGACGGGGAGGAGCAGATGGTCTCAAACGAGACGCCGAGACGCTTCGTTGTGGACGATGTGAACGACGCTCAGCAGATGTCCGCCGGCGGCTTCATGACCGGTCCCGACCCGCTCGACAATGACCACTAGCCCGCTTCACCGGAAGTAACTTCCACCCCGAGCCCCGCCCTAACCCGGCGGGGTCGTCACAAGGAAAAGCGATGGCCGCGAAGATCTACCTCCGGGTCATTGATGATGTCGACGACGGGAAGGACTCCATTCTCGTCGCCGGGGTCCTACCGATGTTCAAAGGCTCCGAGGATGAGAACCTGGCCTGCGGATCGTGCAAGCAAGTGCTTTGCAGGAATGTCTCCACCCGGACGCTTTACGAGCGTTTCGCTACTCAGGGGCGGCTTGTTCTGCGCTGCATTTGCGGGGCGTTCAACCTAGCCCCCACCCAGAGGCTCGCCGAGCCAGACTGACGCGCCTAGCGCGTAGGGGCTACCCTCAAGGACAACCGGCACTCCTGCGTCGATAAGCGTCTGCATCGCGACCGCGTTGTCGGTCACGCCATCATCGATCAGGCGCAGCTCTCGCCCGTCTCCGTGGCGATAAAGCCCGCCTCCTTCATACTGCCATCCCATTCCCGATCTCCTCGCGCTCCATGGCGTAGGGGCGTTGTAGCACGTGATTCGCGGGAGGCGATAAATAAAATGTGACACTGCACACTTTATTCATTGACACGGTGTGATCCAGCACACTATTATCTCCCCCACAAGCCGCCGCATGGAGGGTGGAGATGAGTGAAGTAGGGCATACAAAAGGACCTTGGTTCGTCAGCGGGCCGTTTGTCGGTCCCAGGCTGAACCCCGAGAGCGGCATTCTGATCAAGGTTGCCCGCGTAGCTGGCGTCGAAACCGACGAAGAATCCATCGCCAACGCCCGCCTGATCGCCGCCGCGCCTGAGTTGCTCTCCATCGTTAAGCGGTTCGTCGCCCTGCCGAGCGGGGCTTGGCACCCTGAACGCCATGCTGCGGAGGAGGCTGAGCTTGTGCGCGATGCCCGCGCCGCCATCGCCCGCGCCGAGGGCCGCTGAGCGCACATCCCAAATTCAAATGGAGATTTTCATGGCCAAAGCCAAGCAGCCTTCAGAGATCGTCTCGTACAAGGGTTTCGACAAAGACCTGAAGTGCCGCGAATATCAATTCGAGATCGGCAAGACTTACACCCATGACGGCGATGTCGAGCAGTGTGCTTCGGGCTTCCACGCCTGCCCTGTCGAGCATCATCCGTTCTCGGTGTTTGAGTTCTACCCTCCCGCTGGATCGCGGTTCTGCGAGGTGCGCCAGTCGGGCGCGACAAGCAACGGCGGAACGAAACTGGCTTCTGCGGTAATCACCATTGGTGTCGAACTGACGATCCACGATCTTGTGAAGCGGGCTTGGGAATATGTCTGGTCGCGCGCGACGAAGAGCGACGAGAACCACAGCACCGGGAACTATGGCGCTGCGTCCAGCACCGGGTACCAAGGCGCTGCGTCCAGCACCGGGACCCAAGGCGCTGCGTCCAGCACCGGGTACCAAGGCGCTGCGTCCAGCACCGGGTACCAAGGCGCTGCGTCCAGCACCGGGTACCAAGGCGCTGCGTCCAGCACCGGGTACCAAGGCGCTGCGTCCAGCACCGGGGACTATGGCGCTGCGTCCAGCACCGGGAACTATGGCGCTGCGTCCAGCACCGGGTACCAAGGCGCTGCGTCCAGCACCGGGAACCAAGGCGCTGCGTCCAGCACCGGGTACCAAGGCGCTGCGTCCAGCACCGGGAACTATGGCGCTGCGTCCAGCACCGGGAACCAAGGCGCTGCGTCCAGCACCGGGAACTATGGCGCTGCGTCCAGCACCGGGAACTATGGCGCTGCGTCCAGCACCGGGTACCAAGGCGCTGCTATGGCCTCTGGCTACGAAGGTCGCGTCATGGGCGCAGATGGCAATGCCCTGTTCGCAGTCGAGCGCGGCAAGAATTACAAGATCGTCTCCGTCGCCGCCGGCATCGTTGGCCAGGACGGGATCAAGGCGAACGTCTGGTACACGGCCCGCAGCGGCAAGCTGGTGGAGGCCGCATGATGCTCCATCCATTCGATATTCCGAGCCCCGCACCCCCGGCGGGTCAGCGCCGGGAGGACGCTACCCTGTCGTTCTCCCGGCGCGCCTTGCGGATCGGCAAGCGCATCGCCCGCCATCTCGATGACCGTCCAGACGATATCTGGCTGGCGATGGTGTGGACCGTGGCCGTGATCACGTGGGGCGCGCTGCTCTTCGACAAGATGGGGATTTGGTAATGGCAACCGTCCTATCTGATATCCAGCAAGGTCTCTCCGAGGCCGCGCGATACCAGCGCGAAACCGACGAGATCAACGAAGCGTCGAAATGGTGGCAGGACGATACGGTCAAGCTGCTGATCGAAGCGCGCTGTGCCTCCGACGAATGGGCGAACAAGCTGCGCCTCGCGACCTATTCGGCCAAGGTCGGATCGCTCGAATACTACAGCGCCGACAGCTACGCGGCTGAGTTCCGCAAGATGGTCGAAGGCATCGACGCCGAACTGTCCGAGCTTCGATCAGCTGCGATAAGCCAGTGCTGCACCTTCGACGAAGGCGATGACTACGAGGACGATGCCGAGCGCTTCGTGACCTCTGTTCAGGATGCAATCCGCAAAGCCCGTGATGATTTCGAACGGGCGAAGGCGAAGTAATGCAGGAGAATGAGATGGAAATTCTGATCGATGACGCGCGTGTAGCTGAGGTTGCCAAACTGGGGCTCAAGGCAGGCGGACACAAACGTATCGCCGATGGCATGTGCGCGATGGAAGCCGCCTCGTATATCGCTGGCGAGCCTTGGTCCGATCATCCCGAATGCGTCTGCCCGGTCATTGCCGCTTTCCTCCGGAATTGGAACGACAGCCTCGACACCGAGGACCGTAACCGGCTGATCACGCCGGCCCTGATTGTAAAAACGATCGGAACGCGCGGCTCAAAGGAACTGGAGAAGCGGCGCTCCCTCATGGCTGCGGACTGGCTTATCCGGACCCATGCACCCGCATGGCTCAGGCTCGCTAAATTGGACGCGCAGGCCGATCTGATCGCCGGGCTCCCTGAAATTACCGATATGGCGCAATATCCATCTCTCCGCGCCCCGCTTGAGGCCGTGAGAAAAGATGCGGCCGCCGCATGGGACGCCGCAGGGGACGCCGCATGGGACGCCGCAGGGGACGCCGCATGGGACGCCGCAAGGGCCGCCGCATGGGACGCCGCATGGGACGCCGCAGGGGACGCCGCATGGGACGCCGCAAGGGCCGCCGCATGGGACGCCGCATGGGACGCCGCAAGGGACGCCGCAGGGGACGCCGCATGGGACGCCGCATGGGACGCCGCATGGGACGCCGCAGGGGACGCCCTCAAACCAACGCAAACCCTTCTCCAAGCCAGCGCTGGCGAACTGATCGAACGCATGTGCGCCGCGACGGAAGAAAAGCTCGCCGCATGACCACCCAAGCCGCCCCGGATCGCCTAGCGACGGCCCCTCTACCCGCTGCAATTTCCGGGGGTGCAGCGGAGGGAGGTTCTATGACTACGCCGAAGGTCTATGAGGCCATCGCGAAGGTCCAGGCTGAACTTGCGCGGACCGGCATCTCGAAGGACCGCACGAACAGTCAGCCGGGCGCGAACTACAAGTTCCGCGGCATCGACGACGTGTACAATGTCCTCGCGCCGCTTCTGTCGCAGCACGGGCTTTGCATCCTGCCCCGGATGCTCAGCCGCGATGTTGTCGAGCGCCGGAGCGCCAAGGGCAACGCTCTGTTCTACGTCACCCTCGAAGCCGAGTTCGATTTCGTCGCGGTCGCAGACGGTTCCAAGCACACTGTTCGGACCTTCGGCGAGGCGATGGACAGCGGCGACAAGGCAACGAACAAGGCGATGTCTGCCGCCTACAAATACGCGGCGTTCCAAGCCTTTGCCATACCCACCGAGGGCGACAACGACGCAGACGCTACGACGCATGAGGTCGCCGCCGCCTTCATCACCGAGGATCAGGCAGCCAACCTCCAGGCGATGGCCGAAGAGGCCGGCGCGGATATCCCGCGGTTCTGCAAGTACCTCAAGGTCCGCACGCTGTCGGCGATCCCGGCTGCGCAATACCAGCAGGCGCTGGCCGCGCTCGAAGCAAAAAGGAAAGCAGCGTGATGCTCCAGCGCACCGATGACTGGATGGCCGCCAGATGCGGGAAAGTGACCGCATCGCGCGTCGCTGATGTCATCGCCAAGACCAAATCAGGGCCGAGCGCGAGCCGGGCCAACTATCTCGCCCAGCTCGTCTGCGAGCGGCTGACCGGCGAGGTGGAGTCATCGTTCGTGAACGCGGCCATGCAGCATGGCATCGACACCGAGGAAGAGGCGCGGATCGCCTATTGCTTCCGGCACGATGTCGATGTGGCGGAGGTGGGGTTCATCGACCACCCGACCGTCAAGATGTCAGGCGCATCCCCGGATGGGCTCATCGGTGATCTGGGCATGATCGAGATCAAATGCCCGAACACATCTACCCATATCGAAACGCTGCTGAGCGGGACGGTGCCAGCCAAGCACATCACACAGATGATGTGGCAGATGGCGTCAACCGGCCGGGGCTGGTGCGACTTCGCCAGCTATGATCCTCGCGTCCCCGAGGCGATGCGGTTGTTCGTCAAGCGGGTCCACCGCGACGACACGATGATCTCCGATCTCGAGCGCGAGGTTTCCGGCTTCCTTGGAGAAGTCGAGGACAAGGTTGACCAACTCCGCCGCCGCTTCGACCCCGACTACGCCGGGGCGCAAAAGGTGGTGGATCTTCTGAGGGCGGGTTGATGAGCAGTCTTAATCGTGTGCAGTTGATCGGCAATCTCGGGCGCGACCCCGAAAGCCGGTCCTTCCAGAATGGTGGCAAGGTTGTGAACCTCAACCTCGCCGTCACCGAGCGCTGGAAAAAGGACGGGGAGACCAAGGAGCGCACCGAATGGATTTCGGTTGCGATCATGAACGAGAATATCGGCTCTATCGCCGAACGATATCTCCGCAAGGGATCGAAGGTCTACATCGAGGGCAAGTTCTCCACCCGCAAGTGGAAGGACCAGCAGGGCAACGACCGCTATTCAACCGAGGTTGTGCTGCAGGGCTTCGACGGGAAGCTCGTCCTTCTCGACGGCAAGGGCAGCGAGCGCCAGGAACAGCGCGGCGGAGGCGGTTCGGCATACGATGCTGATCTGGACGGGGACGACGTTCCTTTCGTTTCGTGCGACCCCCGCCGGGAGAACAGGCGGAAGGTGGCGCTGTAAGCCATGCGCGTCAACGTCGCCCCTCGCCGCAAGAACTCGCCTCGCCCCGAGGAAAAGAGCGCGCCAACCTACCTGCAATGGCTGCGTGGGCGCGAATGCTTCCTAGACGGGCGGGGCTGCGGCTGGGGCGATCCTCCGCGCAAAAGCTTCATTGAGGCGGCGCACGTCGATCACGGCGGAGACAAGGGCATGTCCACCAAGGCGAGCGACCGCTTCGCCATCCCCCTCTGCCAGCGCCACCATGACGAGCAAGGTGGGAAGATCGGGTCTTTCCGCCAGCGCGGTGGCTGGCGCTCGTTCGAGCTGAAATACGGGTTCGACGCGGTCAAGGCTGCAGCGGCCTATTGGGAGCGCTGGCCCAGCCGGACGAACTGGGAGGCCAAGCATGGCTGATGAAATGCCCCTGATCTTTCGGAAGCAACTCGGAAGCCTCCGCCCTGCCAACCACGCGGCGGAGAAGGCCCTTGCAGCGATCGACGGCACCGTTCGGGTGCGGATCACACGGGTGAGCCCCAACGTGCGCCGTATGGGTTTTTACTGGCTCATGTTGCAGGTCGCGGCTGAGGCGCTCAACGAGCATCCGCAGTTCGACGGCCAGCTCGACGCGGAATCGCTCCACCGGCTGCTCAAGCACAAGCTGGAATTGGGCAAGTGGATGCAGCTGCCGTCTGGCGAACGCTGGCTCGACGTGGACAGCATCTCCTTCGGCAAGATGTCCGAACCCGAGCGCGCGGCGTGGGTCGATCGCGTCGCGGCGCTGCTGTCCCGCTGGCTGTCCGTGCCGATCGAGGATTTGATGAACGAAGCCCGCGCAAGGGAGGCTGCATGATCTGCTTTCGCGACAGGCTATTCTGTTCCGCGCGCTGCGCTACGGTCGAATGCGACCGTCATTGGAATGAGACGCTGGCCGCTCAGGCTCGGGCATGGTGGGGCAAGGACGGTGCGCCGGTTGCCTCTGCCGACATGAGTGTTGGGTGCATCGATTATAAGCCGGAGGCTGCATAATATGGGATCTTCAAAAGCGACGCCAGAATTGTTGGCCTGCCCCTTTTGCGGGAGTGCTGATGTCGAGCTTAGAGACGGAGATGCCTTCGAAGTGGCGTGCAACAACTGCGGTGCAAGAACGGGCAAAGCGTGGTCGCTCATAGACGGACGCAAGCGCGCCATCGCCGCATGGAACACCCGCCACCCTTCCGAAGCCCCCGCTATGGAAGCCGCGCTTCGGGATTTGCTGCGGATGCTGGATGGTGTCCGGTACACAGTCGGACTGGGCAAGAAACAGCTTGAGCGCATGGACAACGCCCGCGCCATCCTCGCTCGCATAGACGGGGGCGAGAAATGATCGACGCCCGCACCGGACGCGCTCAGGTGTCTTTAGGAGGATAAGATGGGCAAGTTTATGGAAGTTAGTCGCGACACCTATTATGCTCAAGCGGCGAATTGCTTGTTCTGTTTGCACATCGGATACACAGCTATATTCTTCGGGATTGGCGCTGGCGGTTACGGGGCAAGACTGGAACTTTTCACGCCATCGCGGTTGTTCCGCTTTCGCCACAGGATTCCCGCATGAACTACACCCTATCCACCCATCGCCACGGCGGTCCTAGCAAGGACTGGCTGGAGCGCAAGCCCATGTACGAGGAGGCTATACCTCTTTCGTTCAAGGTGAAGTGGGCGGGGATTTGGATCTCTGTTGGGATTTTGATGGGGGTGATGTTGTGATCAAGATACACGCAATCAACAACGTGTATGCAGACTTGGTTGATCTTTATGGTAGGATCGGCGGGCGCGCAATCGCTAGTCTAACCACGCAGGAACTGACAGACGGCTCCTTCTCAGAGCCATTCGTGAGAATGAATCCAGCCGAGGCTCAGGAGCTGGCAGATAGTCTGTGGGCCGCTGGCATTCGACCGTCTCAAGGAAAGCAATCCGAAGGGGTCACTGCCGCGCAAGCCCGGCACCTCGAAGATATGCGCCAGCTCGCGTTCGCAAAACTCAACGTCGAGAAACCCAATGACTGACCTCTCTATCCTGGCGAGCAAGCTGAGTGAGGCGGAGAAGAGCCTCATTATAACTGGGCATGGTGAAAAGATATCGGTTGCCCATCTGAACCAACTTGGGCTTCTGACGTACGAGCCGATCTATCATTCGGTCCCAGGCCTCGGCCGCAAGAAAATCGGCTACAAGGCTGGATATACCGACCTCGGCCTCTCTCTCCGCTCTTACTTGAAGGGGATGGAAGAATGACAGACGAGTATTTGGGCGCGTCCTTCGGATCGGGCTCGCGGCCCTTCGGGCTTGAGCCTGCTGCGCAGTCTCAACCAGAGGCGCTGATCCCTCGCGCGGGTCTGACGAAACGCGCGGCCGAGTTTGTGCGGATCAATCGGACCTACTCCGTCGTGTCGGGCACGTGGCTGGACAAGGACGGGAGGAGGCCGAAGGGCGGGCCTGAGACTTGGGCGAAAATGAGCTACCGACTGGATAACGGGCAGCAGTTCACACTCAACGAAGCAGAACTTGCCGGGCTCAAAGCTATTGGCTTCCGACCTGTGTGGTGGGGCGATCGGTTCCGCCGCGCCGCGTCAGCGATGAGCACCGGAACAGCGAAAGCGCCGCAGGCGGTTGAGGGGCGAAGCCCTGCCAGCGCGGTGGCGAAGCCAGACGCCCAGGAGCAGTAGCATGACCACTAAAGAGACAGCCGATATAGTGGGGTGGCTCCATGTCCGCAGCCAATGCACCTATCACCACGAAGCTGAGATCGTAGGAACGCGCTCCGGGCTTGAGGCTCTCCAGTGCGCGGTCGAAGAGGCGTTGGGCACTGGCACCGGAACCGCCGCCGCGTGCGCGTCAGATGGCGAGGGCTATGCGCTCCGCGTCAGGCGCACATCGACAATAGCAGGTCTCGGGCGTCCTACATACCTTGATGAGATCGGGCGTGAATTAGCCGACATGGAGCGGAACCATCTCGTTCACACAAGTCGGGCTGTGGAGAAGCAGGCGAAAGAAGCGTTAGAGGCTCTTCGCTGGTGCCGGGTGAACGGAAACCCGCATCTCCCCACCCCTCCAGTAGAGGGGGAGAACCGTGGGAGCTGAGCTGCTGACAGCGGACGAGGCGGCCGCGCGGCTGCACGTATGCGAGCGGACCTTGCGCAAACTGCGGAAGGAGGGCTTGATCCTCTATGTCGCCGTCACCGACCGGAAGTTCCTCTACCGGCCTGAGGACTGCGACGCCTATCTGGAATCGCGCCTTCGCAAGGATGAACCGTGTCCGTCTACAAAACCGACAAGTCGCCGTATTGGCAATACGACTTTCAGCGCAAGAAGCAGCGGTTTCATGGCAGCACGGGCTGCACGTCGAAGCGCGACGCAGAAGCCTTCGAGGCCCGCCTCAAGCGAGAGGTCGCGCTAGGCCATGAGGCAAAGCGGCCGATCACCCTTGACGCCGCCTGCCAGGCCTATTGGAAGGACAAGGGCCAGCACGAGAGCAGTTCGACCACGACCGATTACCAGCTCGCCAATCTGTGCGAGGGCATCGGGGCCAATCGCTTGCTAAGCTCGATCGGCACCGAAGATTTCCGGCGCTACATCGCCAAGCGCCGCGCGACGGTGAGCAACGCCAGCGTCAATCGCGAATGGCAACTGGCCCGCCGGGTCTGGAAGCACGCTGCGGCCGCCGGGTACGATCTTCCGATCCCAGGAACCCCCGACGCGATCGACTGGAGCAAGCTGCGCCTGGACGAGCCGAAGGAGCGTGTCCGCGAGCTTACAGCCGATGAGGAAAAGCGGCTGTTCGAGAAGCTTCCCGAAAGCCTCAAACCAGTCGTGGAGTTCGCCGCGCTGTCCGGGCAGCGCCGCTCCGCGGTGATAGGGCTCCTTTGGGACAAGGTGGATCTATCCGGCCCGCGCGCGACGATCGGGCTCAAAGGGGGAGGGGAGCACACCTTCCCTCTTACACCCCGGCTCGTCGAGATCATCGAGGCGCAGCCGGTGGTTGAGGACTGCCCGTTCGTGTTCACCTATGCCTGTGAGCGGCCGAGCCCGCCCCGGAAGGATCGGCCCCGGCGCTACAAGGGCCAGCGCTATCCGTTCAGCAAGCAGGGCTGGATGCGCAAGTGGCGCAAGGCCCTTGCCGACGCCAAGATCACCAACTTCCGCTTCCACGATCTGAGGCACACGCGGGGGACGCGCATCCTCCGCAGCACCGGCAACCTCAAGACCGTCCAGAAGCTCCTGGGACATACGGACATCGCCACAACAGCCCGCTACGCGCACGCACTGGAGGACGATATCCGCGACGCGATGCTTGCAGGCGAATCCCGGAATAGTACCGGACAGGCATTGACAAAGAAGCGCCAATCCCGCAGAAAAGCTAGTGAAACGGAGCAATAGAATGCATGCTTTGGGAGCAGAGGGTCGCAGGTTCGAATCCTGTCTCCCCGACCATTAATTCCTGTTTTCAAGGATTTTTCCCCCGCGGTCTGAACTTGCGCGAAACCCGCGCAGTTCTGCGCCAATTCGCCGAGCCGCTTCCGTCCGCGTGCCACCGAGACGTTTCGAGCCCTTAAAACGGCGCAAAAATGTCCGTCCGTCTCTGTCGGCCCAGAAGGTGGCATTCAGAATAGCCGGCGCGGCGCGAACCGCTCCGGTCGACCACCACGAGTTCGACCGCCCGCCCGATTGAGCAATGGGAGGACGAGCGATCCCTATGTCGCTATCGAAGGGTGGGATCAGGCAAATCCGAGCCGGCGGCGCTGCTCGGCCCAACCGAGCGGCAGATCCTTGGCGCGGATCAGTTGCCGGGCGCTGAGGCCGTCAGGTTGACGACCCGTCAGGATGGATTCGACGATGTCGGGAGCAAGATAGGTCAGTTTGGCGAAGCGGAGGAGCTCGTTGCGGTAACGCTTGTCGCTCCCCGGGCCGATTTGGAGCAGCTCATCTCGCGATGTGCGGGCTTTGACCAGCAGCGCGATCAGGCCGGGATCCTGCTTCGCGGGCCGGGACGAAGGCGGCTCGAACACGATTCGGCTCTCCTTGCCCCGACGACGAACGGTGGTGCGAATCTCGATGGGAAGACGCGCGAGGTCGCCGACATTGCTGTTCCCGCCGTCGACCAGCGCCAGCAGGCGCCCAATCGAACAGCTCGCATCTACGTGATCCTCCCTGACGAGGATCTGGAAATCGAGCTTTTGCAGGAGCAGTCTCGCCTCGGAGACGCGGGCACTTTTGATCTGCTTGGCGAGTTCGCGACACCGCCGTTCGGCATATTTCGCGGTATGGGCATCATAATCGCTCCAGCGCTCGTGAACCGGCTGGGCCTGATCGAGCATGACGGCGACGGCATCGCTTCTCGCAGCGCTGGAGTTGCGAGCGCGCGTGGGCTGGACGGTCGATCTGGTGGATCCGCTGCCAACCGGACAGGTTGATGCTAGTGAATTCGTGGCGCGGATCCGGCCCGAGACGGCATTCGTGTCGCTGATGCAGGCGAACAACGAGACGGGCGTGATCCAGCCGGTGGCGAAGATTGGCCGCGCAATTCGTCGGATCGCTCCCGGCGCACTGTTCCACGTCGACGCAACGCAGGTCCCCGGCCGCCTCGCTTCATCGTTCGACGACGACCTGGCTGACGTCGATTTCCTGTCGATCTCGGCCCACAAGTTTCATGGTCCAAAGGGCATCGGCGCCTTGTTTGTTGCGGATGGCCGGGTTCCGGCGCTGATCCACGGCAGCCAGGAATCGGGGCAGCGTGGCGGAACGCTCAACACGGCGGGTGCAGCGGGCCTGGCGGCTGCTGCGAAGCTCGCGCGGATCCGAATCGGGGAGATGGACCGAGTCCGCGCGCTTCGTGACAGCTTCGAGCAGGGCTTGCGCGAGCAGATCGGAAGCGTTCAGATCCTCGGCGACGAGGCGGAGCGGCTGCCCAACACATCCGCTTTCTCCTTGCCCGGCATTGATGCTCTGGAAGTGGTGGACGCGCTCGCGCGGGACGGCATCGTGATCGCCTCGGGCGCGGCCTGTGCGAGCGGCGCTACAGCGCCCTCGCATGTCCTTACGGCCATGGGACTCGACTATGCCCATGCCAAGAGAGCGCTGCGGGTCAGCTTGTCGCGCCTGACCACCGAAGTGGAGATCGAAGCAGTCATCGAGCGAATCTGCGACGTCGCCCGCGTTCGAGCCTGACGGGCGCTTATGGTACCGACGCGAACGGGTATACTGGGCCGCGCATTCGACTCGACCGCGGCCAGCTATAAATTCTTATGGTTTCTTGCGGTGCTGCGCTTGCTGCCCCGCACTTGCGACGCCCACGCGGCGCTCAGCGTTCGCGCGATTGTGGCCGAAATGATCGTCATCGCCTGGGCGCCGGCGGCCCTATACCGACTCTCCTTCGGCGCGCATGACCGTCTTCAGGACGCCGTCCGAGATCTGCAGTCGGCGGCCCGCCTGCGACGCACAGCCTCGGAAGCGCAAGTGCGCAGGGCATTGGCCGGTTGGTCGCAGGCTGCCGCGCGCATCGACGCGCTATCGAACCTTGTTCCCACACGCTTTCTGGGCCCATGGCTGGAGATCGATCTGCCATCATCCATTCGAGACGACCGCCGAACTCGGGCCATTGTAAAACTGGCGCGGCAGACACTCGCCGAGAGTGATGGCCCGCCCTGCGCCATCGAGCGGGGCGCGGACGGAACGATGATCGTTCTCGGGGCGGGCTGGCGAGATTGGTTGTTGGCGCACCAACTGATTTTGGATAGTCATGCCGAGCTCGCCCTCGCCCGATTTCTGCAAGCGCGAAACCCGCACGTTCCCGGAATAACCGAGAAGGTCCGGATGCCGGGAAGTCGAAAGCTCGCGCCAGCGCGGCGAATGTTCTCTCACCTGCGGGCGCGCCAAGGGTGCCTCCTCGACGTCTACGACGGTACCACGCTCGATGATCGCTTTGCCATCGACCATGTTCTGCCCCGTGCTTTCGTGGCGCATGACCTGTTATGGAATCTGGCGCCCACCCAGCAGCAAATGAACCGAGACAAAGGCGAGGCGCTGCCCGACTCGTCCTTGCTGGCGCGCATCGGCGCGTTCCAATACGAACTGATTCAAGCAGCGCCAATGGGAGCGAGCGAACTCGAGGACTACCTGGCGGTCTTCGGATTGGATGAGCAAGAACTCCGCACCTTATCCCAAACGAGTTTTGTGAACCGATATCTGGAGCTGTTGACGCCCTTGATGCTTGTCGCCGCCGCTCAAGGATTTCGCACCCATTGGCGTCCGTCAGTCACAAGAGGCGCGGATTCGCAATCCGATCAGCTCCAGCTCTTGACGAAATCCGCTTCCGGCAATCGGAGCGTTTCGGGGAGCTCACCTTCGCAGGTGATCCCGAGATAGGTGGCGGTTCGGGTCGCGCCTACATACAGAAATCGCGCGTAAAGCTCCTGCTGCTCGGCAAGCTGGTCGATCGCTCAAGCTTTGACGTGCTATCACTTTGCAGCTCTTCAATTGCCAATGCCAGTCTCCTACCGGCAACTTTGCCGCCGTCCGGAAAGCCGCCATCCGACGTCCCCCATGGCGAGATGAATGTACGGCCGGTTTCGCGGAGCGTGCCTTGGGACAGGAATGGCGCCTTTGTTGGCGCTCGCTGACGTTAATCCTTCGCCTAGGCTGATGTCAGCTCTCCCCACGTCCCTGATTGGAAGCCGTCGTTTGGAACCGGGCCCACTTCGGCCCGGATCCGCATTGGGAGGAGTTGCTCAAGTAGGAGCGAACAACGGTCTCTCTCTACCCGGCCAGCCCCATCGCCAATAACATCAAGAAAAACAATAGTACCGCCGCATAGGAGCCCACCAGCAACGCGAAGGTGCGCCAAAGTGCCCCTGCCCGCGTCAGCGCGTAAGCTTCCTTCAACTGGCGATACATGTGAAGCGGCGGCATTACCAACAGCGCAAGCAATATCCAGCCCGCCGATAGCCCGATCGCCGCAGCCAGACTCAATGCGATTACCAGCAGGATCATCGCGCTTAGCGAATAAGCCGCGAAGATCGCATGATCATAAAGCCCCACATCGCGCCGAAACGCGAAGAGTAGCCAGATGAACGGCACCGAGATCGGAATCAAAACCCAAGCGAATTTATAGGCGCTCGACTGGATTTTGTAGAGCAGCAGCCGGGGATTCTCATTGGCATGACGAACTGCCTCGTCGAGCACCGGCCAGCCCGTCTTCATTTCAATGCTTCCGCCATTCCCCATCTGGTTCGTACTCTGCGCCGTGTCTACAGCCTTCAGCCGCCTGCGCGCCTCGCCCAGCGCGGGATCAACCGGCGCGGTATCCCGTTTAGCGGCGGCGG